GACGCTCTTCCGATCTATTGTCTGCGTGTGCGTGCGCGCAGATTTTAAACCCCCCTCCCCAGCGTGTCCACTATGCACTAAGGTGCTCAATCAGTTTGTCCATCGGGCGGAGCAGGCCGGTGCTTGCAATCAGAAAGCGCTCACGCTTAATGCCGCGGCTTCTATCTGGCAGCTCTTTAACTTCCCACTGCCCAAAGGTCTTGGTGTCAATCACCAGCATTGCCTCAGTTACTTTGCTCACAAACACATAGGCAATGGGCTTGACTACCTTGCCGTGGTAGCCGCTCTCTGTATCCACAATGATTGTGTTGCGCACCGTGTAGCTGGATGGCTCCCAGTCAAACTCAGGGCTTACGCCCTTTACCTCAATCACGCGGCCATCCATCAGCACCACATCCTTTTCAAGCGCGGTGAACCGTGCACGGTCAGCCTTATCCTTTGCAATTTCTAGTGCCGGTACGGTGTTGGCAATGCCGTGCACCGCAAGGTACTCACCCACCAGCTCATTGTAGTAATGCCCCTGCTTAAAGGCTGCCTCGTAATCGTGCATTACTTTCCTCCCCTTGCTCTGCGCTGTGCGCGGTTGAGCGGCTGCTGCGCCGCTGGTTTCTTGCGTGCGCTCATCATCTCAATCAGCGGCTTCCACTTTTGCTCATACACCAGGTCAGCATCGTATTGCTCCATTTGTGCAGCCACTGCAGCGCGGTCAACCTTCCCAGCCTTGGTTTCCTCATAGACATTCTGTAGCGCCTGATAGATAGCCTCAACATTCGGGATGGCAAAGAATGATTGCTGGAACTCATCCCACACGCGCTGCACCGGCACCTTGTGACTATGCACGCCAACCAACTCAGCCTGTGCAGAGAAATTTGAAACTATGCACGGCAGGCCTGCACTCATACCTTCCACGGCAGGAATCCCAAACCCTTCCCCCATTGAAGTGAGCAGCTGCACATCGCCAGCCGAATACATTGCCGCAATGGCGGTGTCAGGTATTCCGTTTCTCATATGCACGGGGTGCGGATACCGCACGCGCTGCGAATCTATCCCAAGGTGCGCAACCAGGCGCGGAATGTTTACGCCTTCGCTGTGACCATTTGGCTCTGTGTGCAGCATCCAGTAAACATCTTTGCGGTCACGCATAAAGCGGCTCATTGCATCAGCCATTTCTCCAAAGGCCTTGCGCACGGGGATGCGGCCCCGATTGGCTGCATTGGTTACCACAAGGAAGGCATCAGCTGGAATGCCCATAGGCTCACGCGCTCCCTTGCCGGTATCTTTAAACACCGTGCGGTCAATGGCGTGCGGGATATAGGAAACCTCAGCGCGTGGATAGCCAGCGTCAAGCAGTTCTTGCTCACCAAAGCGGCTCATTGCAATGGCGTGGTGTCTGCCATCCTGCAGAAACTTCATCACCATTGCTGGCACGGGCTGGTGGTCAATCGGTGTCCAGCAGGAAAGGTTTAAATCCTTAAAGGCATCAACGCCCACTAACGGCCATAAGTCAAAGAGCACTACGCCAAACCCAGGCTTATCCTCAAGCCACGCCTTAATATTCTCTGGCGCGGCATCAATGCTGTAGCGCATCAACCCTTCAGGAAAGATTGGGTGACCGTGCGCGCAATTCATCAGCACCTGTGCGCCGTGGTTTGCCGTTATGGCAACCTCGTGCCCATCCTTCGCCATTCGGTGCACCACTTGTGCCGATTGCTGACCATAGCCACTTGGCACGGCGCAGCTGTTTGAATACCACGCTATACGGCTCATTGCTTCACTCCCTCCCTCTATTTGTGCCGCGTCACTCTGCCGTGGCATTGCAAGCATAGCACTCTTAGCGCGTGCTCTGGCACGATAAGCGCCCCGCCCTTGCTGAGCGGCTGGATATGGTCAACGGTCAGCCGTACCCCCGTGGCACCGCACCCATCACACCACGGGCGCTTACTGCGTACCTGGGCGCTGAGCTTGCGCCACGCTGGGTTTAGGTATGGGTTAGGTCTGCCCTCTTTCCACTTCGCCTGAGCCACCCGCCGGTGCACCTCACAGCGGTTTCCAGTCTGAGTCAGCACCCCGCAATCTAGGCACGGGCGCTGGAACTTCACGCCTTAGGCAGCTCTGGCAGCGGGATGTATTGGCTCAGCACCTTTGCCATATGGTCAACCGCGCGCTCAGTGCCATCCTCATATTGCGGAGAGAATACCGCCCACGCAATCTCACCAAGCGCTTTCTCAAGATTGTCAACCACCGCATCGTGCTGGTGGCTGTTCAGGTGCAGCATCTCGTGAATCAGCACCTCGCGCTGGCGCTCTGGCTCTTGCCGCCAGAAATCGTGGCTAATGCGCAACTCCGCGGTAAAGGCCGCTTGGCTGGTCACGCTGATATCAGCCCAGGCATCAACATCGCTGGCATCCTGTGCCACGGTCACGCGCCAATGCGAGAGCAGCAAGGCGGTCTGCAGCTCAGCAAGATATGCCGAAAGCACTGCCCACTTATCTGCCGCCGATTGCTTCGCCATATGCCTCCCCTAAAGTGTTGATGGAGCGGGCGGGGAGTTGCACCCCGCGTTTAGCAGGCTCAGGGCTGTGCCCCGAAAAGAGCCGCTGCATCTACGCCGCCCCAAGAGATAATAGCGCCCGCCGGTGGGAGGAAGCCACCAGCGGGCGGGATGCCCGTGGAGTGAATCACGGGCGTGCGCGAATCCTACACTACGCCTCACCTGGGCGCTCATAGGCGCGGTCTGCGTCAATCGGTGCTTTGGTCTTAGCGCTATCTGCCAACGGCAGCGGGCTTATGGGGCGCAGTGGGCAGGTTGCATCCCAGCACTTTGGGTAGCGGTCACGCCCCTCAGCGCCCACGCAGGTGCGGCACATTTGCTCAATCACCAGCTTGTAGCGCTTCAGTTGCGTAGGCTCCTCAAGGCTCTGAGTGATTGCAAGGGCATACGCCTTTACCCACTCCACTTCCTCAAGAGTTGGAACTACGCCACCAAAGTAGCGCTCACGCATCCAGTGCACGCTGCGCTGGTGGTGCTCCGTCATCCCAAAGAGTTTGTTTGGGCTTACCTTCAGGCGGCTTGCCCATATGCGCACTGCCGCCGAAAAATCGTCAATGAGCGCTAGCGCGGTTGGATTGCCTGAATGCTTACGCGCACCAGCCCTGTGCTTAGGCTTTCCAGTTTCGTGAATGCTGCCGGTGATAGGTCTAGAATCCTGCTGTTTTTGTTCCACTTTCCCCCCGCATCTTTATTGCATCGCCCGCACCAGTCCACTACGGTCACGATTGCGCACTTTGTTTTGTCATCCTGCCTGCACACGCGCAGCATATAGGGTTTGTCACCCCAGCGCCAGCCCGCAGCTGCGGCATAGTTGATAATGCCCGCCCTGCTGTACCAGCTGCTTTGCCCGTTGCGCGTTGCGTCATACCAAGATGCAACGCCAATGCCACGCGGTGAGGCTGCTGGGTTGAGCACCAAACTCAACGCCAGCAGCAGTGCCGTCATCAGTCTGCCTGCACGGTGGGCTTACCACCGCCAACGATTGCATCCCCAAACCAGCGGCCTGCCTTGCTGTCTGCCCAGTAAAACAGGTCAGACAAATCCCATCCGTTTGCATTGGCAAACTTCAACAGCTGGCGGTCACCGTATGCCTTTTGCTTGGCGGTCATATATTCCCTGCAGCCTAGGTAGCCGAAGCCACCGCGGGCCTGGTTGAACATCAGCGCCTCAATGTGCCCCTTTGTCAACTTGCTTGCCTTCATCAGCGCACCGCCTGTGCGGTGTATTGCTGAATTTCCTTTTCAATTGCTGCGAGCACCTTGCTTAGGTGTTCGGCCTCAGCAACATCGTCATACTTGACTGCCTGCTTGAGCTGGCTGGCAACAATTCCCTTGTGTGCCCTCATCACTCGCAGTGTGCGGTTTGCCTTCATCTTTTCACTCCCTTTGCGGCTCCAGCAACTTGCCGGTTTCCTCGCCGCTGAAGCAATCCTACACCCCCTGTTGCAACGGTGTCAAGCCGTTGCAAGGGGCTTGCGCCAAACATACACATACCCTGTAACAATAGGCTCAACCCCACGCTCAGCCAGCCACGGCAGCACCAGCGCGTGCTTTCCCTTGGTCTTGCCCATACAGTCATCAACCGCAATGAGGCACCCTGGGCGCAAGCGGTCATAGATAGCCTCCAGCTCTTTGCGGTGGTGCTGGGCGCTGGCATCGCTGTCAGCCGTCCAGTCATAGGAATCCAAATACAGCAGGTCAATGGTGCTGGCACTAGCAAAACCGGCAAGTGCCTCAATTGAATCCTGCTGGTGCACCTCCATCCTGCTCACCGCTGCGCGGGCTGCCGCAACGCTCTCTGGGTTGATGTCATAGGAATGCCCGTAGCCGCCCAATCTGCCAAGTATCCAATCCCATACCACGGTGCTCTGCCCATCGCCAGCCCAGTTATCTGGCTGGCGCAAGCATCCTGTTTCCACAATGCCAACAGGTCTGCGTAGCTCAGCGAGCGCATCAGCGATATAGGAAAACGCCTGCCACCTACGCGTTGCCCCAAGGTGTGGCTGAAAGCGAATAGCAAATAGGTTATTCATCAGCAGGTTTATCTACAAACCAGCTGCAGAAATCATCAAGGTCAAGGATGGCAACGGCTCGCCGCCTGCCACCGCCAACACCTGGGCTGTCACCAATCACAAGCATTCGCAGCTGGTCACTCTTTACCGGCACGCTCTGTAGCCAATCCCATTGGCGCTCACTGAAGCTGCCGCCCACCTTGCACTGCACACTCAGCCACTCATTGCCCACATCTTGCTTACCGCCGAATTGCCCAGTGCGCGTTGCGTTTAAGCGCTTGGCAATCTCTCGCTCAAACGCATTGCCGCGCTGGCGGCTATTGCGGCCCTTACGGCTCTTGCTTGGGTCAATGCCTTGCTTAATCGCTTCATCCTTAAAGTGCCCCATTACGGCACCAGCCTTGCGAGCTGCGCGGTGCCACCATCGCTTAGCGTAAAGCGGCTCTGCTCTAGCACCATCAGCCCGTGCTTCACCAGGTCTGCATTGGTCTTGCGGTTGCCAATCCCCTCGTACAGGAAAAACCAGCCCTCTGGCGCAATGGCATCGGCATATCGGATTGACAGATTGCACCAGACACGCCCGCTCACTCCAGGCTCATAGCACCACGCGTCAGCGCCCTCTTGAACCGCAATCACGCGCTCATCAAGGAATGGTGCAGCTCGCTCTATGCGGGTCATTTTATGTGCGCCTTGTGCAGCCACTTAAGCCTGCGCTGCTTTGGCTCGTAGCCAATGCGCAGCACGCGGGTGGCATCCTTGCCGGTGTCAATGCGCTCGCCGCACTCTGCACACGGGGTAGGGGTAAACACGGGTGCCTTGCTTGCGCCGCCCCGTGAAGTCTTTACGCCTGCCATAGTGCCGCTCTCATCATCCACACCACGGTAGCAAAGCCCACCACCGCATACAGCGCAGCAAGCCACCCGCTGCCGCGCTTGCTCGCCGTAGGGATGGAAAGCGTCACCAGCAGCGCCATCGTCAGCTGCAGCACTGCGAGTGTCACCCCAAGAGCGTTAAAGGTATTCAATGGGTGATACTCCCACTCACTACCTCAAGGCGGTCAATGGCGGCCTGCACGGCTGCCTGTGGTGTTTCCCCCTTGAACTCCAGCTCACCATCAAGGCGGTCAACCAGCACGCAGACAAAGCCACCGCTTGGCACCGCCAGCAGCGCATCAAACTGATACCCAACCATTGCGCATAGATTATTCAACTGCTCAAACATTCTCACTCCCTCCATCAATCGCAGCCACCAGGGCTGCATACGCCTCTTGCACCGTCACAGCGGTGGTGTCAATGGTGGCATCAAACGCTGCCCCTTCCCACCCTGTTTCAGTGATATCACCATTGCCGGTGTATACACCAGCCCTGCGCTCTCTGCGCACCTCAGCATCAGCGTGTACCCGCACCACAATAATTTTAGGCTCTAGCACGCGGAGCATTTGCACCTCGCTTGGCAGGCGCACATCGTCAACCACTACGGGCACGCCAGCCTGCCACAGCTCGCTATACCCCTGTGACCATACGCGCAGCCAAAAATGCAGGTCAACATCCCGCACCGCCATCCCGATTTCCTGCATCAACTCACGCCCAGTTAGTGTCACCTTCCCGCTGAAGCGTTGCAGCTCAATGGTTTCGCCTTTCGCCACGCCATCGCGGTACGCCATTTGCAGCACGCGCCTGATGCCGTCAGCAATCCCGTGCCGCCTGTAGCCGCGGTGCTCAACCAGTAACTCAGCCAGCGTGGTCTTACCCGCGCCCTGTGGCCCGATGAGTGCAACGGGGCGGCTCATATCTCGCCACGCTCAACCTTGCCGTACCACACGCTGATGCACTCCCTGAATGCCTCCGTGCTGGTGGCAATCAGTTGCGGTCTGCCATTCATCATCTCGTGCACCGCGTGCACGGTCATTGCTGTACCGGCGGTGTGCCCCGTCACAATGAGCACGGTGAAGGCTGGCTGCTTTGCCAATTGCTCCAAGAGAATCTGCTGCCCTCTGCTCAGCTGCTCATTAGGGCGCTTCCATTCCTGTACCAGAAACCTCCCCTTACGCTCACCGATTAAGTCAATGTTTGAGAAACCCCATTTTGGGTTAGCTGGAATAATCCCCTCTATGCCCGTGGTGTCAATGTGGGTTGCCCCCTCATTGCGCATCATCAGATACCGCCTCTCAAAATCTCTCCTACTCGCATTGGCTTATTAGAATAAGTGTCTTTCTCTCTCTCTTTCTCTTTCTCTCTCTCTATCTCAGACCGTTGCAAAACCGTTGCACTACCGTTGCGGTGCGCCATTCTGAACCTGTTTGAGCGCTCTGTAACCGTTGGGTCAACTTGATATTTAGAATAGTTGTCTACGCAAATTCTTTTTTCTTGCTCAAAAAGTAGCCCAACCTTGAGCAATGTTAGTAAATGCTTATGCAGGTTTGCCGGTACCAGCGTGCGCAAATGCTCAATGCTGCCAAAGCTACCCTGTGGGCGCTGCCGCTTCGCCCTGGTGAGCACCTTGAGATAGGTGAGTTGCGCCAGCGGTGGTAGCACCGCAATGCGCTCATCCTCATCCCAGCCCACGCTCAACTTAATCCACGCGCCTTGTGCCATTGATTCCCTCCCTGTGTGGCGGGGGCTGCCGTATTCAGCCAGCAGCCCCCATCGCTAACCCCTAAAAGGGCAATTCCTCAAGTGAATCCTCAGGCACCAGTGCCGGTGCCGCGGGCTTGCTGTGGGCTGCCACCCACTGATTGCTGGGCTTATCCTTGCACCAGCTGCCATCAGGTGCCTTATGTGACGCGGCCCAGAATGGGTTATAGGGCTTCCCCGTAGCCTTGCTCACGCCACCAGGCTTCAGGCTCCAAGCCTGCCCGTGTGAGCAGGTGCCCTCAGTGGTTGACTCCGCAAACACCATTGCAGCCTTGACTGCCAGCAGCTCATCGTTTGAGAGCGTTGCAGCCCCCTCGCTAGAATCCCCGTATTTGCCCTTTTCCGCCACGCTAAGGGCTGGTGCAGCCGTAGGCTGGGGCTTGGTAGCCCCCGCGCTCTTATCGGGGCTGTAAAGGCTGCGCCCTACGCCTACCTGCGCCGCGCACCGGCGGAGGGCATCGCTTACCGCTGACTTCAGCGGCTCATCATCCTGTGGGCCGTTCGGATACCCGTAATCTTGGCGAATTGTGGTGGTGCCATCAATCACCAGCGCCAAGCTGCCGTGCACCACGCAGCGTGCAGGGTCAGCCACCTTCACCTCAAACTGCCAGCCA